CTCCGAAGACGGAGGCTCTTGCAAATGCTTCTTGTGCATATGTTTCTCCTGATGCTTCGTATAGATACCTATCTTTTAAAGTATCTAAACTAAATTTATTTAATTTGTTTTCTTTGTTATAGTCTATTTTAATACCTAAATATTCTTTCTGACCAACCTTGTCTTCGACCATTAATCTTCTCCTAAGTGATATTTTTTATCTTGTAAAGCTATAGCTATAATTGCATAGTGTATTATTTTAAGTAAGTCCAGTTCTGGGTCACCACCATCTTTCTTACCACACCTCATAGCATACTTCATAATGTTGCCCATACAGAATCCTTCTCCATGTCCTGCATCTATAATCATATCAGTTGCTTGATACTTTCCTTGTGCGTAATGTCTGTCGTATGTTCCATCGACATATCTTTGCACTTGTTGTATTATATTTTCTTCGTTAAATTTATATTCCATATTTATATCCAGTCTTTAGGTAGTGTGTGTTCAGAGAACCACCTAAAATTATTTTTATTTGCCCACTCTGCATGACTTCTTTTAGTGCCGTCCTTTCTTCGTTTAGCCTGAGGCATAGGAGAACTAGGACTTGAAAACAAAAAGACTAACTCTTGATTATCTTTAAGACACTTACGTATCCAAACATATTTATTGTATTCTTGATAATCCCAAAACCTTCCTTTAGCTTCTAACAAATACTCTACACCGTCTATAACTTTTGTAAAGTCAGGTTCGTAAGTATGTTTTACTATGTAAGAAACTTTATCTGAATGGTGACTCCACTTCTTTAAAGAATTTCTATGTAAAGTATACTCCCATTTAGAATCGTAACCCTTAGGTAAATCTTTTTCTATTGGTCTAACCTTTCTTGGTTTTCTGTATCCTCGTTTCACATTACATCCTGTAAAGTTATCTCATCTAATTCTTTAGTGATTAATTGTTTCTTGACTTGCTTTATAAACCACCGTTCAGTAAAGGTTGACAGACTTAATTTTTGATTATGGTAAACATATTTTTCTAAGGTAGGGAAAAACTCTTTGTAATTATCTTTGGTAATTCCTTTAGCATCTTCTTGAGATACTAATGTGTGTAACCAATCATACATTAAATCGTGTGCTTTTCTTTTTACTTCTTTAGATTTACGTCTGTTCATGATACTTCCTGTACATTAGGTTCTTTTGAAACTTTGGTTAAGTAAACTAATCCTTTGGCATAACTAAAAGTTCTAAGACCTTTCCCATCGTTAGCTTCTTTATGACATTTGAATTTGTGAGGACACCACGTACAACCTCTAGCTAATTTCATGTTACCTGATGTACCCTCGGGGACTGGAGTATAGCAAAAATCAGGAGGAGAGTCAACTCCTAAAGAAGAACGTACTTGTTTTATCTTATCATTAATATTTGGTTTATCTAAATCGTCAGGTATAAAAGTAGTAAGCTCACCTGTTTCTTTATTCATTACTAAGAACCCACCATGAGAAGTTTCGTTAGCTTTTTCATAACCTGCTAACTGTCCAAGGTATCCAAAGGCATCATCTTCTCCTAGCGTTCCGTCTTTAAATTTCTTAAAGGCATAACCCGATGCAGTCTTAACATCAATAACTTCTCCGTCTATAACACAATCCATATGTCCTTTGATTCCGTCTACAGAAATTTCTTTCTGCTCAGAGGTTACTGTATGTCCTGCCATACGAACAAAGAATAACAAAAGAACCTCAAGTAAATGTCCATACAAAAACTTAATTTGTAGTGGGGCAGAATGAATTTCTTTTTCTTTCTTTGTTTCTTTAGAATCAAACCAAAGTCTTCTCAAAGGTTTTCCAATGTTAGACATACGTAGGTTATCTCCTGAACGCTCTTGAGGTATAGACCAGTGCCTTAAAGCATCTGCCATATCTTTACCAAAAGTTTCTAAATCTTTTTCAGATATTTCTAATTCTTTTCCATTAGATAACTGTTCTATCTTACTATAGATATCCGATACTAAAGTATCTAATTTAGGCTGATTTTTCTTTTGTGTTTGTTTCATCTTTAATTTCTTTAAAAGCTTTAATAACATCTGTCGAGAATAGTTTCTGTAAGTTTACTAAAAACATACGACTTGCGTTGTTATCTCCACCCGATACAGTTTTAAAAGTATCTAGTTTATCTACTATTTTTCTGAGAGTATCTGTATGGAAAACAAGAGTACAGTACTCGTCTTTACCTATGCACAGGTTATGAAACCAGTAATCAGATTCAGTAGCTCTGATGCCTGAGGGCTTACCCCACGACTCATACTCTATACAAATGTTTCCTGTTTTTTGCCAAATATTTTTTTCGGATTTAACTTCTATTTTTTTATTGGTAAGCATGTCTGCTATCTTATCCTCACGGATGCTACCATATTGTAAATCTAAATCAAACTTCTTCCTATCTTTTTTAGTGGGTTTCATTCCAACTATCTCCTATTTTGTACTCACCTGTAAGTGGGCATCTCATGTTAAAAAAATCTCCTGCTTCTTCAATACATTTAACGGCTACTTTACCGACCCATTCTGCATCGTGTTCAGGAACTTCTATCTGCCATTCGTCATGAATGTTTGCTACTATTTTTACATCTGTTTTATCAGATGATTCTAATGCTTCGTTTAAAAGCATCAAACCTTTTTTCATTGCTATAGCACCACCACCCTGTAATAAAGTATTTAATGCTGAGTGTTGGTGTCTCAAAATAATCTTTCTTCCGTCTAAACCTTTGAGATAACCCTTGCTTGCCGCTCGGTCAACTCTATTTGTAAGAGCTTTAAATGATGGGTTACTATCAAAAAACTGTTCTCTAAGTTGTTTACCTGCTCTAGAACTTCCTCCAATAATACTTCCAAGCTTTGCATTTCCTGCTCCGTAGCATAAGGCATAGATGAAAGTTTTAGCCTGATTTCTTGATTTAAGTTTTGCAAGTCGTTGGTTAGTCTCGTGTATGTCACCGTTGATAATTTCATTTGTGTATCCTTCATCATCCATATAATGTGCTAACATTCGTAGTTCTAAACTACTAGCATCAACACCTACTAATTTATTTCCTTTGTCTATTATCCAACAGCTTCTGCATTCAGAACCATAAGGACTATTTATACTAGGAACTTGTGCCATGTTCGGATTTCTGTGTGCCATTCGTCCTGTAATAGCACCTGTAGAAATAACTGAACCATGAACTCTATCGTCACTACCTACTGCTTCAATCCAAGATTGAACTTGAGCAATTCTTTTTTGATACAAAAGAAAATCTGCAATAAGTTTAGCTTCGTAGATATGGGTAATATCTTTTAGAGTACCTTCATCTACTTTTGGTTGACCAGTAGGTGTTAATTCTTTAGGCTTCCACCCAAAGTCTTGTAGATATTCCCCAATTTGTTTGCGAGAACCTAAATTAAACTCTTGTAAATGTTGTCTCATGAAGGGTTTAAATGGTCTTACCCCACTAAGTATATCAGAATATTCTTGATTGGTCAAGCCTTGTTTAGATAAATTACCATCTTTTTTCTGTTTGGGGACAACTTGTTTATCATCTACCCATTTAGGTTTAAAAGTTTTGTGTACTTCATTCACAGTTTCATTGAGTAAACGGCTTAGTTTACTAGTAAGTAGGGTTGCTTCTTTCATATTAAACAAGAAACCATTTTGTTTTTGTTTTGTTAATATGTTTGTTACGTCATGCTCAATCAATACAGATTCTTTAGAGAAACCTACTGCTTCTGTCTGTAAAAACTCATAAAGTTTTTTATTTAATTGTACATCTACAATACAATACTTTAACATTTCTTTTGAAAAAGTTTCCCATTCAGGTGACTTAGCTTTATGAAAGCCTAGTCTATAGCCCCAAGACTCTAAGCTATGACCTCCTTCTCTACTAGGTTTAAACAACCTAGAAAGAACCAAAGTGTCTACTACAGAATGTAAACTATACAAATCTACACCTGTTAATTTTTTAATCGTGGGTATGTCAAAGCCTACAATGTTATGTCCAATAAGTTTGTTTGCTTTCTTTAGGAAGTCAACACCCTCATCAATGTTTTTGTTATCAAATGTATACGTGTTATCTTGTTCATCTATAGCGACAATACAATGTATACACGTAGCATTTAATCCGTCCGTTTCTATATCAAATACTAAATCCATAATTACTCCTACTAAAATGGTATGCTTTCATCTTCTGCTGAACTGTTAAGTAATTCATCATCCGAGTACTCAGACAGTCTACCTGTTTCTTTGTCATAGACAAGAGCTGTAGCCATACCTACATCCCCTGTGTATCTAGACTTTAGAACTCTGAGTCTTGTAGTCCTAGCTTCTAACTCATCCTCGGCTTGTTGGTCACGCTCCAAAGCTATGACACAGTCACTAAGTTGAGCTATAGCATTACTACCTCTGAGGTGAGATAAACTTACGCTTACTCCGTTCTCATGTCCTTTGTCACCTTGCACTCTACGAAGATGAGATACTAATATAACTCCTGCTCCTGTTTCTTCTACTAAACTACGAAGTCTAGTCATAATATTATCTATAGCTCTACGTTCATCACCTTCTGTCATGGAACTAACTAGCATATGAAGGTGGTCAACTACCACCCATTTACAATCACAACCTACAATAAGATATCTAAGCTTAGAAAAGATATCATCTAAATCATTTGTGCCAAAGTGAGCATGAAGAAATACTCTGTCATTACTAAACACTTTATCAAACATAGTGGTTAAGGTGTCGGGTTCATAGGTATCTCTAACACTATCAATGTAAAGTCTAGCGTTTGCTTCGATAGACATAATGCCGTCAACAGTTCTTCTCCAGTCTTCTTCAAGAGCAATGATACCTACATTATCATTTGTTTGATTGATAATCCAATGTTCTATTTCTCTAGTAACAGAAGACTTACCAAGACCTGTACCACCTGTTAAAGTTATGAGCTCACCTTGTCTCATACCAATTAGTTTTTTGTTCAAGCCTCCCCAAGGATAGGGTACACTAGCTTTTGTATCTCTAGTTAAGAATTCTTTTTGCTTCTCTGAAACTCTGATGATACCACTAGGTGTATACACTTGAGCATCCCACCAAGCTCTAGTAAATGCTTCGTAACTTTTACTACGTAACATATCGTTAGGGTCTTTGTAACCCTCAGGTAAAGTAACTATCTTACATTTGTTTGGCTTGATAATCTTAGCTACTTCTTGTGCAGATTCTTGACCTGCTTGGTCTTTGTCAAAACAAAGTACTACATTGTTAAAACTTTCTACATACTCTAAACTTTCTTTGATGTCTTTTACTGCTGATTGAGCACCACGTTTGATTGATACTACTGCCCACTTACTACCAAGTAATTCATAGGCAGACATAGCATCACACTCACCTTCTACAATCGTAAGATACTTGCCACCTTCTTTGAATAGGTGTTGCCCAAACAATCCAGTGCCTTCGAAGTTACCCTCTGTAGAGAATCGTTTATCTTTTACATATCTAATCTTGTGTGCCGTTAATTCATTGTTGTTGTAGTAAGGATATAAATGTTGAGACAGTTCTCCGTTACCGTCATACACAACTTTAACTCCATATTTTTTTGCTGTATCTGTAGATATATTTCTATCTGTAAGCGAAGCAAACATACCTCCATGAGTTAGGTTAGCAGGTGTTATTTCTTGTTTGGGTTTGTGTTCCACAGAACGTACTCCTATAGTATTTTTGTTTGGTAAGAATTCTCCACAACTAAAACATTTAGTAGAGCCGTCTTCGTTCAGAGACAAAGCATCGGTACTACCACAACTGCTACAGGGTAAGTGAAACTTTACAAACTTATTGTTATCATTCATATATTTTATCCATAAAAAAAGCTAGACACTTTACACAGAAATGCCTAGCTTTAATTTTAAAACAATCTAATTTTCTTCTGTGCTCAATTCATCAGATTGTACTTCTTCGGGAAGAACTTCTTCTTCTCCATTGTAAATACTAACAAGTCTATTAGAAAAGAAATTAATGCCTGCTTGATATTCTTCCACATCAAGAACTGCATTGGCTTTCTTTTGGTTAAGTCTTTGTAGCCTTCCGAAGACTGCTTGTCCTTCCTCAGGTAAATCTTCTACAAAAACTTGTACGTTGTCAATAGTTACAAATGGTTTATCAGAATGTTCTATCATGTCGTTCATTAGAACTCCTCCCCGTCACCGAATGGGTCTATTTCTGAGCCATCTGCTGACGTAACTTGAACTAAGTCTAACACTTGCATGGCTTTGAAATCTAATCCTTTACCTGCTTTGCCCTGCCAAGTCCAATCGTATTCGTTATACTGAACTTTAACAGTCGACCCATTACCTATCATATCGTCAATGATTTCTTTGTTGGCATTGTAAAGCTTGGGTGCTTTACGTACCATACCATTTGGTCCATTAACTTTTCTCTTTACAGTGATAGCCTTACCGACTGGCACAGGGTTACCACTCGGGTCTTTAACTGTTAAGTCTTTGACCCTATGACCTGACGATTGAAACTGGGAAGCAGTCTCTTCGTCTACCACTACGTCTACTGTATAGACTGGTTCGAATGTAGTGTTGGGTGCTGTCACATATGCCCAATACGCTTTTCCTTCTACTAATGCCATAATTATTTACTCCTATTTTGGCTTGGTTATTGATGTTGGGAATTATACTCGCTTTCTATTCTGCTGTCAAGCATTTTTTTTAGAAAGTTTATAATCCCTGATTGTTCAGAGGTAGACACATGAATAATAAACTTTTTTGTCAGTTCATCATACTCGTTCATGTAACCGTCTCTGTTTTCGTACAGAGTATTAAAATTTTCTGTACAAAATTCATCCCAATAATTAAATTGGGTTTGTGTTAAAACAAATTGTTTCATTCTAGTTTCCTAATATTTTAATTGGTATGTAGCAATCTTTGATGTTGCCTTTTAAAACTAAAGAGTTTAAATAATTATCCATACCTTTCTTTAGTTTGTT